AGGTCAAGGTGCTTGCAGCAAACAAGCGACTTGCACAGTTCAAGCAAGACGCACAGGTATTCGGCATCAAGCCGAATATGTCTAACCTCCGCGCAGGGTAGGAGTAACGAATGCCTAACGTCCAGGTTAATGCAACGATCAGCGCTCGTGATGCCGCGTCTAAAAACATCAAGACGGTCAATAAGGCGCTCGGCACCCTTGGCAAGACGGCTAGTGGCATTGGTTCTGACTTCAAGAAACTAACATTCGGCATTGCCGGTATCGCTGCTGGCGTTGGTGCATTCACCGCATCTGCGATCAAGGATGCGGCTCTTGACGAGCAGGCTACGGCGAAACTCAACGCAGCTCTCAAGGCGCGCGGATTCGCAACAGAGGCCGTTGCCGCTGCCGTTGAGAAGCAGATCGTCGCTGGTCAGAAGCTCGCCTTCACAGACGATGAGGTACGCGCCTCAGTAGAAGCAAGCACGCGCTTTACAAAGAATTATGCCGTCGCGCAGAAGATGCAGACAATTGCCATGAACTTGGCGCGCACTACTGGTATGTCTCTCGGAGATGCAACTATTGCGGTGGGTAAGGCATATCAAGGTAGCGGCGCTAAGTTACTTGCGTCGCTCGGTATTACGAAGAAGGGGATCAAGGGTCAGGAGGCACTGAACGCGCTATTCAAGAAGACAAAGGGTGCGGCTGGTGCCTATGCGGACACGGTCGCCGGATCATTTGACTCACTCAAGATTGGCGCTGCTGAGCTAAAGGAACAGTTCGGCAAAGCATTCCTCCCTGCTATCGGCAAACTCTTCAAGGGCTTGAATCCGTATGTCGAGCGTCTATCGCATCTGATTCAGGCGAATACGCCTAAGTTGCAGAAGTGGGCAGACATCATCGTCAATAAGATCCTGGACAAGTTGCCATCGCTCTTCGCCGAGTTTGAGGCAAACGTACCTAAAGCACTGATCAGCATCGAGAAGTTTGTTGATAGCGTAAGTGGCATTGGCAAAGAGGCAGACAAACTACTCGGACCAGGCGGATCGATTACAACTCTTGTCTCAGGTATCGGCTTAGCGTTCGGTGGAATCAAGGGTGCGATTACTGCCAACCTAATTAAAGATGGAATGGACCCATTTACCGCGCTTATCGTTGGAAATATTCTTCAACAGATTCCACTCGCGCTTGGTAAAGCACTAGTCGATCAGGCTGTTACTGCCGCAGTTGGCAAGTTTACGGCTGCTATGGCTGCTGGCTCTGCGGCAAGCGCCGCTGGTAGTGCTGCTGCTGCTGCTGGTGGAGCGGCAGTTGCAGGAGAAGCTACTGCTGTGGCGGCTGGTGGATTGTCAGTTGCAGCATTGGCACCAGTAGTTATCGCCGTATTGGCTGTTGCCGGTGTTGTTGATGCCATTGCCACCATTGCTAATGGAACTAAGGGAAAGACACTGGCGCAGCGTGCCGCCGAGCAAGGATTTGATCCACGCACATTTACTCAGAAGGCTCTTGCTGGTGACGCTGGAAGAATGGTTGGAACATCATATGGTCCATCTGGATCGGCAACGTACTTGACAAGCAACATCTATATCGGCACAGGTAAGGTCGATACCGTCGTTGCTGACTCAATCAAACGGACAGCGGTGAACGGTCGAGGGCGTTAAGTGGCAAATCCGTTTACGCTGATTGTCGCAGGGGTAACAGGAGCAGGAACAGGTGGGGACCTGCTGACCCTTTCAGCACCAGCATCAACGACTACGCCGTATGTTGATCTTGGCAGTCTCACGCTGACGATATCTGGCGATGGTGGTGGCGGATCAATGTCCTTTGATGTCATTGAGACTAAGACTCCTGGCGGTGGACCGTGGTGGCGTTCAGGTGGCGTTTACGACAATGCACGCGTTCAGTTCTTTGACAGCCGGTACAGCGCTACAACGCCGATCTTCCTTGGCTTCATTACTGGCATTGAGGCAACGCTGCTAGAGAATGGTCTTGGATCTCGCGCAACGGTCTCTGTAGTGGACGCAGATGATTGGTTACAGCGCACCATTATTCGCAATGGAACAACTGGCATCAAGGCAACGTCATATGTTGATGCGTTTACTCAGGGAGGCACTACCTCTACAGATCAGGCGCACATCAATGCTCTCTTAGCGAGAGTACACACACAGGTCAATGACGCAACAACGCGACAGATTCTTGATACATCCATCATCACTGGCACCAAGCGCGCTCGCTTTGGTGGAGCGGCGACCACGATTGGCGCACAGACATTCAAGGCAACAACGCTCCAGAGCGCCCTAGATCAAATCGCAGAAGCTGCTGGCGGCACTGCCAGCGTGCAGTATCGATATTGGATTGACGGAGATGGCCGCCTAAACTATGGACCTAAGACGGCGGCGCCATCCTACGCAAATGCTCCTGCTGAGATCGTTACCGATCCTGCAAGCGTTCAGGTTGGTAGTGCCTCCACCGTCACACGCCTTCTGGCGCGAGACCTCAGCGTAAATCTTGACCATAGCGATCTTGTTAAGGGGATCTTTGTTCAGGCTGACTCTGCACTTGCTCGATACGACAGCAACCAGACTTTTCCAACCGCACCAACGAATGATCCATACTTCCGCACCTATACCGGCACCTATAGTCGTAATGGCGCAGGGCTGTCAAGCCGAAACGGCCCACTGCCACACGAGATCTTTAGCGCGCCCAAGGTCAATAAGATTGGTGACCGTGGCGAGACGATTGGCGCACTTGCACGCGCAACAATGGTTTCTCGCGCAGCTCCAGTGCGAACAGTTTCATTCACGATTGGTGGATCAGACCTAGCGCAAAGCGGAACACCTGATTGGTCCTATGGCTACAGCCAAGGATACGCCCTTACAGCAGCATCAACATATACGTTGATCAAGGCGTGGCTTCCAGATCAGTATGTTAAGTTGACGGCACCAAGCCTAAACCTCTCTTCTACCATCCTCCGCATTGTCAGCGTTAGAATGCAGTTTGCACAGGGTGGTGGATCGTATTCTGTTGAGTACAACATTGAGGCTGACTTCCGCCGGCGGTACCTTCCAAACTTTGGTCGCATTATTGGAGGCGAGTAGCAATGGGTAAGTACGGCACAAACCTTACTGGCTTTGGCGCATTTGAGGGTGGGGTCAACTCCGACAAGGGCGCACCGCTCGTCAGCACGAACAGCGCAGGCGAGACCGCGCTGCTCTTTGGTCCTGCTGCGCTGCGAGAGATCCAGGCTGGCGTGGCGAACGGCGACTTCGCTATTCCGCCGGACGCGGCAGGCGACACGATCACAGAAGAGAATCAGCTGCCATACTGGACCTTCACGGATATCAACAGCGCAGGAGCGATTACTGCGGCCATCGTCACTGACTCTGGTGCAGGCTCTGGCAATGTGTTGCGCTTCACGATTGCAAGCGGCACCTTGACCGGTAAGAGCGTCACGCTGACGCGCTATGTGCCTATTCCATCATCGGCGTCTCGTTCATTCAGTTTCTATGCTGAGGCAAGTTTTGATAATGCAACAAACAGCACACAAGCCGCTGCACAACTGACCTGTCAGTTCTACCAGGCAGATCGTACAACAACAACTGGAACAGCGTTCAGTTCCACGAATACCTTGTTTTCAAACCTTGTAACGTCAACAGGTATTACGGCTCCAGATGTCTTTGCTGTGTCTCCGTCACTATCAAACACCACAGCGCCAGCAGACGCCGCATTCCTAAAGGTAACAATAACGATTGCGACGGTAGCAACTCAGTCTGCTATTCGAACTATTGATTTGACAGAAGTCCGTATCACCAACGGATCATCTGGCTTGATCTTGACCGACAAAAGCACGCCGACAAACTCTCCTGCATTTATCATCAACGATAGCGGCACGCTGTCTATTGGTGATGGAGGCGGCCTTGGAGCATTAGATGTTGGAAATGCGTCAGTGCTTGAAGGAACCGATTCAGTTTCGCTGCAAGCAACAGACATTGAAGCGCTCGGTGACTTTAGAGTTACTGGCTATTCAAATTTGGAAGGATCAGCACTGAGCCGATACGATAAGGGTGGATCTGCTGATGCAACAACGATCACGACGGCAGGCACCTATTACGCGCTCACTAATGCTGAAGCGACATTTGCGCCGCAGTTTATTGGACAACGTTGGCTACTAACCTATACCGGATATGCGTCACTCAATACAACGACCATTCAATATGCCTTTGTGCGAGCAGACGTCACCGACAGCGTAAATACTCAGATTGATGTGCTCGGTTACGGCCGCGCGGATAACTTCGGTACATCCGGTCGTGGCGGAACCGTAGCGGTCACAAAGGTATGGGTTGCAGACAGCACAAGTGTGCGAAAGATCAAGCTCTATGGCACAACGCAAACGACTAATGGATTGACGCTGTCGCTCGCCTATACCCAAATCACAGCATTCCCAATTGGATGAGGAGCGCAATATGTGGGAACTGATCTGCACAACACCTGGATGTGAGCTTGACGGTCAGAGCCAAGAGGTCATTGGCGAGAATGCGTGCTGCGCGATCTGTGGCGCAATTCAGGAGCGACGATGACGCCACGCCAGATTGACCAACTGATTGAGCGTCTAGACGCGCACTCCGCCAAGCTGGATCAGGTGCGCTCGGACGTGGACAAACTCAAAGGAGGACTGATCGTCATTGGTGCGCTGCTGTTCAGCGTACTCGTGCCACTAATCGCATCGCTGCTTGCTAAGTGAAGCGGCTCGCGTTCCCACTCTTGGGGATCATCTTCTCTACGCTCGTCTTCCTGCCTATCGTGCGCGCTGAAGACGTGCCGCAGCAGGGCGTGACGATGACGGTCTATGACGGCGTCATGCTCGGTCTTGGTCCATGGCAGCAAGAGCCGGAGCAGCCAGTCTGCTATTCAGGCGTGGTCACCATGATCGACTTTGATTGGGGCGGCGCACCTGCCGCTGAGGGCTGTCCTCAGAACTTCTTCATGGCCCACTTCACAGGTTGGCTCACCGTGCCAGAGAGCGGCCAGTGGGAGTTCCTCAACTGGTCAGACGATGGCTGGTACATGACGCTAGACGGCGTGATCACCATTGATGACTGGAACTTCCACGGTTGCGGTGGTCATTGGTCAGGACCGAATGAAGGTTACTCGCAGCTCGTCGCAGGTCAGTCCTATGCACTCGACATCTGGATGTTTGAGTGGGGTGGTGGCGCGTGCGCGCGTCTCTGGTATGGCGCACCGACGCTCGGCTACGGCGTTGTACCGGCTGCGTGGTTGACTACGAGCGCTCTACCAGCGCCCACTCCAACACCGTCACTAGAACCAAGCCTAGAGCCATCTGTTGAGCCAACGCCAGAATCAAGTCCTTCAGAATCTCCATCGCCAGATCCTACGCCATCTGTGGAGCCATCATCAACACCGACGCCAGAGCCGTCACCATCTGTAGAGCCAACACCAAGTGAGGTGCCAAGTGTCGAACCATCTCCGATCCCATCACCGACTCCCACACCCAAGCCGTCGCCCACGCCTGACCCTACGCCAGAACCTAGTGCGTCTGAGTCCGCTTCTCCTGATCCCTCTCCTGTACCTAGTGACTCACCGTCCGTAGCGCCAAGCGTGGAGCCAGAACCATCTCCGAGTGCATCGCCAGATAACATTGCAGAACAAACGGCAGCAGCAGTTGGTGAGGCTGTTGCGGCTGTCGCTGAGACGGTGAGCAAGGCGATTGAAGCCATCACCAATCTCGGCAAGGATCTCTCACCTGCCGAGAAGAAGAAGGCTGCACCGGTGGCGGTCGCCATCGTGATCAGTCAGGTTGCAAGTGCGGCCGTTGCCGCTGCGTCAAGCGCTGCGGCTGCGGCGAGAAAGGTAGACAAGTGATCAAGCGCATCATCGTTGATCTCGTAGGCGGAGCCTGGACGATTCTTGGTCTGCTCTTCGCCGTCGTTGTTTTGCCAGAGGGCAGCACGCAGTCCACAATGGCAACGCTGTTCGGCGGACTGACGCTGATCTGGCTAATCACTGGACCACTTCGGTGGATGGAGGAGTAATGAGCGCAGCAGACCACATCGAACAGATCCACGAGCAGGGCTGGACGCGCGTTGACACCGCGCCAATGGAGTGGGTGGCAGTCGTCCCAAACGACGATCACACGGCCTTCGGTGGTACGCTCTGGCGCATTGAGAATGACGGCAACCAGTACGCAGTCGGTGTAACGGCTGGTCATCCAGTCAGCGCCGCGCTGGACTATGAGGCTGCTGCTCGTGCGCTCGCAGTCCTGATCAAGCAGGAGAACCGTTAATGCCGCTGTACCACGTCAAGTCGCAGCTCTACGCCGATGCTGAGGCTCAGGTAAAGGGAGCCGCCAATCAGATCCTAGATGACTGCACCTGGTCATCCTGCGCGGCCGCAGTCTCGTGGGCGTCTGGATACACGGTGGACTACAGCGCCGCTGACGGCGTAGCAGCATTCGAGAAGGCGACTGGTCGCAAGGATAAGCAGGGCGTCAACGATGCCGGTGGCTCGCTGCCTGAAGCCGTCAAGACCATTGCGCAACTCGGCGGAAAGGCTCGTTATGCCAAGTCATGGGAAGACGCTATGGCCGCAGCCAAGCAGGGCGCCGCACTCATGGTGTGGGTGCAGCAGCCAGTCGGCTATCCAACCGACGTTCACATCTCGAAGTGGCACGACGTCTGGAAGAAGTGGTGGGCGAAGAAAGACCCTGCACACCTGAAGGCTGGCTATGGTCATATGACCTCTGCCGGTTGGTGCGAAGACCACGGCTGGCAGTGGGCATGCCCAACGCGAGACGATAAGCAAGCCGCTGAGAAGTACGGCGTGCCAGTCACTGAGGCGCAGTTGCGCCAGATCGCCAATAGCAAGGTCAAGGCTGGCAAACTTGCCGCCGACTACAAGGCTCTTCTCATCGTCACGCACCCTGGAAAGGCTGTGGCTCCAGCACCAGTAGCGGCGCCAGTCGCGGTAGCATCTCTGGACGAGCACATTGATACGCGGCTCGCAGCCGCTCCTAAAATCGCCGTAGAGGCACCTAAGAGCCACGCAGAGAGGAGTTCTATGCAAAAGAGTACTAAGACAGCGGCTGTGATTGCTGACGCTGAAGAAGCCTTGCAGCGCGTTGATTGGGATGACAAGGGCAAGGAGGCCATCTCTGCGCTCGTTGAAGCCGCGAAGGCGAGCAACGGCAAGAAGGGTATCCGCGCCAAGATCGGCGCTTCAATCAGTTGGATCATTGCCAATACCGGCATTGACGAAATGATCATTGAAGCGCTCCGCACTGGTATCGGCACAGGTCTCGCCATCGCCTTGGCGAGCGGCTCGCAGATCACCAAGCTCGACGCTGATCAGGCGGACATGATCTTCGCAGGCGCGATCGCTGCCTGCCTGCAGGTCATCGTGCGCGCGCTCAACCCTGACGATCCGAAGTTCGGCGTTGGCAAGGCGAAGCAAGAGATCCGCAACGGCAACGGCCCACACAAAGACTAATCGTGCCTAAGCCATTCGGCACCTGCTCGGTGTGCGAGATGGTGGCGAGGGTGTGGCAGGTCGAGTCTACGGATGAGATCCTCTGTGGGGTCTGCCTACGACTGCTGGTAGCGGTCAGCCTTGAGGACTTGTCGCAGCCGTCCTAGACGGCTACCCCTAGGTGGTCCCTCCTCCACCTAGGGGCTATCCACCCTGCATAAAAGATACTCACGCAACACGGTTGACAGCCGCGAAGCGTTGACCCTAAGATGCAGATGTCAGGCAGGACTCAGCCGTTTGGCTGGACTGACAAGGAGGTCAAGATGAGGTCAGCAATCATTGACGGTATTGGGTACGCGATCTTCATCGCGTGCATCTACATCGTCCTAGTCATTGGAGGGTCACTGTGAAAGTCAATCGTAAGAGCACGCCCAAGATGGTTGTGCGGCCGCACTTTGTAAGCGACTATCAGCGCCTAGAGCGAGAAGCTCGTAACCGCGAGCGCTTCAACTTCACCGTCGCCATCATGGCGCTGTGGGTTCTCGGCGTACTCGTCTTCCAGTTGGTGAACCGATGAGCCGCCGATACGAGTTCATCAATGCGCCACAGCGCAGCCCTGAGTGGTTCGAGATCCGCAAGAGCGGCATCACTGCCACCGGTATCACCGCCATCAACGGCACGTCGCCATACAAGACGGCGTACCGACTTTGGGCGGAGTTGACTGGTCAGGTCGAAGAGCAGCAGGTAGGAGCAGCCGCGCAACGCGGCCAGTTGCTGGAGCAGGCAGTTGCCGACTTCTACACGCTGGAGACTGGAGCCAAGCTGCGAAAGTCGAATGGCATCGTGCGACTCAAGGAGCACCCTTGGGCGATGGCGTCGCTAGATCGCACCATCGTCGGCGACCCTGAAGGCTTGGTCGAGATCAAGACGTCAACCTCTAGCAGGTGGGCGCTGTTCCCTGTGCCGCCTGAATATGTTGACCAGGTGCAGTGGCAGATGTTTGTGACTGGCGCCAAGTACGCCGACGTCGCAGTGCTGCTCTCTGGATTGGTCTTCCGCATTGAGCGCGTAGAGGCTGATCCGATCTACCAGACGCTGCTGTTTGATAAGGCGATGGTGTTTCGTGAACTGGTTGCAAGTGGCACGCCGCCACCTCTGACCGGCAACGATAGCGACACGCTCGCTGAAGTAAAGCCGCAGAGCAGCAACACCTACGCCAAGGCAGATCCGCAGCTGGATCACATCGCGCGCCTCTACATTGAGGCGAAGGCTGAGGCGGAGGCTGCCGACGCTGCACTCAAGGAGATGGCAATCGCGATCAAGGAGGCCATTGGTGATGGCGAAGGCGTCAAGGGTCAGGGCTGGCTTGCAACGTGGAAGCAGAACAAGCCGAGCACCAAGGTAGATTGGGAGTCCATTGCGGATGTCCTGCGCGGCGTAGCGCCAGAGACCTACGAGCAGTCGGTAAAGCGCTTCACCTCAGAGAAGCCAGGCGCGCGCGTGTTCCGCGTTCACGGCAAGGATGGTGATGCGTGATCGAAGTGCCAATCACACCGGCGATCATCATCGCCGCAGAGGAGATGTTCCGCACGCACAAGTCAACAGACTCCATGCGCCTGCGCACCGACAAGGCGCCAGGCAACACGGACTGGACTGGCTGCGTTGGTCAGGCCGTCTTCGCTGCTGCGCTGAAGGATCGCCAGATGCCGTATCAGTTCGTCAACACGACGCGCCGAGACTTCATCGTCTGCGGTCTTCGCGTTGAGGTAAAGACCAAGGCATACACGGTGCAGCCACAGGTGACGCATCAGGTGTCGCTCTATGACTACATCATCGATCACCAGACCTGTGACTATTACGCGTTCGTCTTCTTGCAGCTCGCAGAAGGGGAGCGCCGTGATGGTCCGCCACACGCTGGACGATTCCAGCGCGCGTGGATTGCAGGAGTGAAGCAATCCGATGAGTACAAGGAGGAGGGGTATGAGGTAAAGAAAGGCGAGCAGTTGCTCAATGGCGTTGTGGCGATGTTTGATTCGCTCAACCTACACGCGTCGCAGTTGCGACCAATCGAGACACTAGGAGGATCTGAACATGAGTAAGCAAATCGCAGCGGCACTGGCCGCACCGTTCACCGGCACGGATCTGAAGACTCGTCCAGGGCGTGGCGGAATGACGTTCACCTACGCCGATGCGCGAGCCGTAGCTCAACGCCTAGACGATGTGCTCGGTCTGGCTGGCTGGCAGTTTGAGGTCAAGGTGGCAGATGCTGCTGCCAAGGTCGTACACGGCACACTCGTCGCAGTGATCGATGGGGTGACAACCGTCCGACAGGACTTCGGCTACCCAAACAGCGCTCAGGATGACGAGCCGTACAAGTCAGCAGCCTCCGACGCTTTGCGCCGCTGCGCTGCTCAGATTGGCGTGGGGCGGTCTCTTTATGCGTCTGGCACAGGAACGAGCCTCTCCGTGGCTCCTAGACCCCTCTCCGTTGATTCTGTGAAGGTATCTCAGCCTTCGGTTTCCACGAGTGATGTGGCTGTAGCAGCCGCCATGCTCTTCGCGGAGGGCGAATGTCCTGACCATCGCACCGCCTGGTCGTTCAAGCCGGCAGGCGTCAGCAAGGCAGGCAAGCCGTACAACGCGTTCTACGCGTGCAGCGGCAAGAGCAACGGCAGCTTCTGCCAGCGCAAGCCAAGCATTGCGTGGGTCAATGCGCAGCAGGCACCAACAGGTGAACCTGAGCGCGCCGAGACCAGTATTGAAGATCTGCCGTTCTAATCTGAACGGCCTCATCTACGGCGAGAGGAG